ATCCCACATGTATTCCATTCCTCCACCCTTATCTCCATACTCATCTGTATACCATCGATCTCCTTCTGGGTCTACAAATGACATATCATCAGTACCATCACTAATGAACCCAAAAGGTGCCATATCTTGCTCAATCTGATCTCTTTGATCTTCATATAATTTCTTTCTTACATCTTGATCTGTAAGTTCTTTAAAATAATCACATTGAACTAGCCATGCATATATTACTAAGCACATAGCAAGGTCATCATTACACCCATCCTCTGCCTCAAATGAATTACTCTTAGATATAAAAGTAGTTAATTCTGAAATAATATCCAGATCTTTAAATAAAATTTTATCCGATTCTACTATTTGTTTTAAATTCAATGATCCAATCTTCTTAACAGTCTTGGACATCTTCACACCCAACTGTGTCTTATTACCAGAGAATCCTTGTCCTACTATCTGACCTGCTCTACCTCTCATAGAACACATAAGAAGATTCATATACTCCAAATCAAAGTTTAGAATAGCAGCAACCTGATCTCCTACATCATTTACTTCACACAATACAAATGCATTATTATATCCTCTACAAGTTTCATATATTATATTTGGAAACAGCATAGGTTTGATCGTATTGTTCCTATACTTTGCCACTACTTGATGTGGAAATTCAGTAATATCAACTATAACAAAAGCAGAATAATCTTCCCCTACTCCTCTTGCCACATCTACAGTACACAAGTAATCGTGCTTTTCTTCTGGTGCTGCATATATGTCTAATCCACTATTTGATGTAATCGGTTTTTCATATACCAATGATCTAAGTTTTGCTGGATTGATGAGAGTATCAACAGATCCCAAGAACTCACATTCAAACTCAACTTTGAACTGTTGCTCTGATGTGTTCTTGATAGTTTGTTCTTTCCAAGCTGCATCTCTATTCGGAACTTCAGACCAATGAACAGCAGTAGGAACATATTCATTTTCCCCATTCTCTGCATCATGCCACATTCGGTAGAAATGATTCATACCTTTTGGCGTTGATACAATTATAATCTTAGTAGATTGTCCAGATGAAATAGTAGGATATACAGAACTAAAGAAGTCATCTGCAATATGATTAGGTACGAAAGCAAATTCGTCTAAGAATATAATGTTAAAGGTCATACCTCGAACAGCAGCAGCAGACGTAGATGCTGCCATAATCTTAGAACCATTCTCTAGTTCCAAACTACCTTTATTCCACGTTAGAATGCCTTGCTGCATCCATTTGGGAAGGTTCTCATAAGCAATCTGCAATCTACCAAGTAGATCTCGTGCAGTTGCTGCCTTGTTAGCAAGAATACCGATATTTACATTATCATTGAATATTGCATAGTGTAACAGATATGATACCGATGTCGTAGACTTACCAGTCTGTCGAGGCATCATACAGATATTAAATCTATTATCGTGGAATCTATTAATTAACTTCTCTTGAAACGGCCACATATCGAAACCGACAAGACCTTCATCAACGTTTACGATCTTAATGTAGGTTCTAGCAAAATATACAGGATCGTCTTTACATTTAATAAATTCACTAATTTGGTCAGCAGTAAATTCAACGGCAGTATTTGCCTTTTTTAAATTGGGGTTACCAAGATATATGTTGTCAGCCATAATTTTTTATTGTTCACCAGATACTAATAATGGTTTAGTTGGATCTCTCATTGATGGATTGTATGATATTAATTTCGCATTCGGATATATCTTTCTTATTGATTGTAATACAGAAGTTCTTGTTGGTCGTGTAAAAACATTGGGAAAAAACATTTGAGTAAATAATGTTCTTCCTCTCCAATTAATAGTTAAGGCATAAGTAGAACCTCTCTCTTGAATGCGGAGATATGATTCTCTAAACTGTCTATAACTTTTCATTTACTCATCCCCTTTTTTAGTAATTTTTGCAACTCTGCAGTAGAACCAACAAATAGTGCATTATTGACAGTAGAAGGCCCTTTTGCTTGCTCCTCATTCAAATCTTTCATTTTCAATTGTAAATCAATTAACTTATCAGTTGTATCAGCAACATTCTTGATTAATTGACTGACAACTTCAAATGCTCTTGGTTGTTGACCATCTTCGGCAACTTCCATAATACGATCAAGTGCTTCTTGACCTTTCTCAATTAAAGAATAAAGATTTCCTCGTGTGTACTCATAATCAAGAGTACTATTATCCTTATTCTTTTCTAGTTTCTTGAGTTGATCTTTTCCTCTTTTCAGAGTATCTTCAGCCTCCTTAACTACTTCAATGTCTAAAGCATTGTCTATGGCATCAAATTTACTCATACATCAGCTCCTTTTGTGGGACTCCAAACTCTACCATCACCATAATCATAACGTTGTTCACTGAATCCAAAGTCATCACCAAGTTCAACAAGAACATCGTCTGCAGTATTAACTATATTAACAGCATCTCCATTAATATGTGAGGACTTGGTAGTACCATCAGAACCTCTCTTAACTGTTAATGTATTGCCACTAATAGTTTTAATCATCATCAATTCTTCACCAATATCTATATAACCATTAACTGAAAGTCCACCAGCATTAGCAACATTAAACTGTGTTTTAGTTGCTGTTATATCTTCTGCAAGATTAGTAGTTGCATCACTATTATAATCCTTAAGTGCTCTAGGTTCAGCAATATATCTAAGTTCTCTAGATGCAGTCTTAGTATTAGCAGTATCTGTATACTTATCAACCTGAACTTTCTTAATAAGTCCTGTACCAGCACTAGGAACATTACCGAATAGATAAGTCTTTGCGTTAAATTCTAGTGTATGTGTTATAACTCTTTTCTCCTCCATACCACTTTCATAGTTATCTTCAAAAGTTACATTTTCCAAAACCATTGGAACATCTCTTTTCTCACCAATTGCTTCGACTAAATCAATAGTTAAATTAAACGAAGGTTGAAATACTGGAAGTATTTGCTCAACTATTTGTAATGAATCCTCATTAAATTCAGTCATCACATTCAACCTAAATCCTAGATTGTATGGGACTGGCATATAAACTTTTCTTGCCTTTTTAGTACTACTAGTGAGAGTATTAAAGGTTTGCATTGTAGAAACCTTTCTCTCATTATCATATTGAATACTTGTCAATTCAAATGCTAATCTAGGTAATGTTATTGCTACTCGTGATCTTAAATCTGGTTTTTGCTCTAATCGTGCAAGAAATTTCTCTCTAGGGCCATAAGCAATAGGAACTCTCATAGTGCTATAAGCACTACCATCTTGTTTCTTATGTCTGATATCAATTGTATTAAAAAGAGTACCAAAAGCAATGATAGTCTTCCTAATAATCTCGTGGTAGTAATACGTTCCTAGCATAATATTGTGGTTTACTTATATTTCTATTTAGAACTCACCAAATGGGTTGGTTTCTGAGAAGTCTAAAATTGCATCTCCTTCAGTCTCAAATGGAGAATTATCTCCATAAAGATCAGTATCATCTTGATCGGATACTGTTTTAACTATGTATGTTGCATCAGATCCCTGTAATGTGGTTCCAATACCAACAACTCTTTCTCCTTCTATAAAGTCTCCACTAACATTGTTGACTAAAAGAATTCTTGTATCTGCATCCCAACTCTGAACAAGTGCCGTTGTACCAGATCCAACACCCCGTACAACCTCTTTAAACATATAATCACCAGAGACTGATGTTGCAGGTGCATCTATTGTTACTAATGGGTCAAAGTCATATCCTGCTCCAGCACTACTATATCGTATAGCAGTAACTGTACCATCAGCACCTAAGAATGCTTCTGCCTTGGCATCTGCCTTTCCAGCTACTGGATTCTTAATAGATGGATCATTACTAATAATAACATTAGTAAATCCTGTATATCCAACACCTGCATTAGTTAATACTAGTGAAGTAACAAGTCCTGCAGAATTGATGTGAGCAGTAGCTGTTGCTTGTGTTCCAGTATCTTGAGTATTTGTTGAAAGACCAAGGAAATTGGAATTATAGAAGTAATCAAGTGCAGGAGTTCCACCATTTGGTGGATCTACTTGATAGTACTTATCCTTATCATAACTGTGTCCACCATATTTTATCTCACTTGATGTTATTGCACCAGTACTACTAATGCCAGTAACCTTCAAGTATGCATCAGTACCAATACCTTGATAATAACCATCTCTATATCTAATTAATACCTCATCATTGACTTGGAATCCAGATCCTTGTTGGAATGCACTAAAGTTAGTTACTACCCCAATTCTAACATCTGGTGCATCAATTGTAACTGGTGGATCACTCTTATATCCTATACCACTATTAGTAAGAGTAAGTCCAGTTATTATACCAACACTACTTCTATCAGTTCCAGCAGTACCTACATGAACTAGTCCAAGTGCTTCAGTTGTTGCAGCAGTTATATTAACATTTGGTACTACTCCATATTCTGCACCACCATCAGTAATATTAATTGGACCTAATCCTCTATCATCAGAAAGGATCGCAGTTGCTGCAGCACCAGTTCCATATGAATTCGTAGAAGTTATGGTAACTGTTGGTGGTACTGTATAACCAAAACCTGGATTGGTCATCAAAATTCTATCAATAGATAATCCTGATGAAGTATGTCCACTACGACTAGTCATTATAGCAACAGCACTTGCATTCACACCAAGTACAGGTGCAGTAGAAATACCAATAGTTGGTGCAGCAGTATATCCAGTTCCATCATTAATTAGATCAATCTCTCTAAGACTGTATCCAGTAGTTAATGCACTTCCTACAGTCGCTCTTTGAACAGTCGCAGATGCAGTACTTGCACCCAAACCAACCATTGCAAGTTGTACAGTATATCCAAACTCGACTGCTGCTTTATCAACTGCCTCAATACTTGTCTCGATTTGATCATCAAGTGCCATATCGAATACTTCACAACTTAATGTGTAAGCATAAAGTTTTTGTAACTGATAGAATGGTTTCTTAGCTTCAACATACTTAATTTCAAATATTGTATTATCTAAAGGGAAAAAGATTAAATCTCCTTCTTGTGGTCTACTTGTTAACTCTACTTCGTCATCTAAAAATGGACTAATAAAATCTTCATACCTTTCCTTAGAAATTACAAAAGTTACAGAGTCAGTAGTTTGTACACCAAATTTTGTTAGTATATCTCCAGAACCTTCAAATCCCTCATAATTCATTAAATATGCTTCTATCCTAAAAGCATCATCAAATTTTGATGCTACTACTTCTTTTAGAATATTTGTTTTATTAACTATCTTTCTAGGCAAATATACAACATCTTGCCCAAACATTTTCAATTGCTCATTGATAATGTCTTGAACTAATCTTTGTTCGCTTGCTGCACCTTGTAGAAAATATGGATTGAGTGGCATAACATTATCCTATAAGATCCATAGGAGGCAATTCGTACTCCTTCCTGAGTTGATCTTCAATTATTTCTAATTCTTTTACTGCATCTTCATATGTTTCTCTTCCATTAAGAGTAATTCCACCTGGCAATTGAACACCATTAAACTTAATAAGATTTTGACCCCATTGTCTTTTGAAGGTAGCAGTCAAATATCTCTTTAACCAATGATCATTATAAACAGTACTACATCCAGTTGCAGGATCACATACTCTCCAACAATCAAGAATCATCCAAGTATTATCGCTAACCTGAGCCCAATCAATATCCATATAAAGTCTATTTCTCTTCTTATTAAACCTAATTTGTGTATCTGGAGTAATAATTCTACTTAAATCCTCCATATAGGTTTTTGTCATTGCATAGTTCATCAAATCTAATGCACCATAATAATATAAATCATTCAAAAAGATTTGATATTTAATATTAAATAATCCACTAGATATTGTACTAGAATCCATCTTAAAGACTTTTTCTACTCCAATAATATGATCTGGTAATGGTAAAAAATTGTTATTTTCTTTCCAAGAAGCAGATGTTATACCAGTACTAGATGTTCCAGTAGTGGTAGTTTGATTCTCCTTCATTTTAGTTATATCATCTTCTGTAAGCTCATGCTTCAGAAATACTCTTTCTACACCATCAAAATGACGTTCATTAAAATATTGTAGGGCATCATCAACTAGATCATCCATCTGATCATCATCTAGATTAATTTCTAACACAGGATATCCAAGTCTTCTTAGACAGTAATCAATTAATCCTTGTCTTGAATTTGGTTTTGCCATTAATCTTCAATACCCTCTTGATATTTATCTTCTGGTTTAGCATATGTTTTCGACTTTGATTTAGTCTTAGTCGTCAATTCATCCACTTGTTTTTGCAAATCAAGATTTAAAGATAATAATTTAGTTTTTTCAGATTCAAAATCTTTTTTAAGCGATTGATATTTCGCTTCCAATAGAACATTCTGATTCATTATGGTTGCCATTTTTTGATTATACAAACCAATCAAAACATTCACATCAACATCATTATTCATAGAATCAATAGGTTCCCCCATCTAAAGTACTTGTCCATTTTGGTACACCAGCAGCATTTGTGGTTAATACCCAGTTTGAAGTAGATATACCAGCAGTAGTACCACCAACACCAACTAACTTACCTTGGTCATTAAAGTATGTTACGTCATTGTTATCAGCAACATAACCACCAGTCTGGTAGTAGAGTCCTGCAATGTCTAGCATACCTCTAACACCAGTTGCAACGTTACCAACAAGAGCAGTTACTTCTGGAATATAAGTCCAAGCACGAGCAGGAGCATTACTATTTTCTCCTGCACTATCATTATAACCGAAGAAACCAGTTTTGTTGTTAGCAGTTCCACTCGATTCGTTATAACTGAATGATATACCACGGTCAGTATTGGTATCATAGGCATGAGTGACCGTTATACCAATACCATTTGTCGAAGTACTGGTAGAAATTGCAGCAGTAGTTGTTCCACTAAAGGTAATAACATAATTACCTTCTGCATTAGCTGTTCCTGAATAAGAAGTAACAGCAGTAGAACCTGCACCAGGAAGTCCAGGTACATTTATTATATCTCCTGTGTTGATACCAACAATTCTATCGACACTAATGGTAGAAACACCACTTGCAACTGATGCCATAACAGACAACTTACTAGTGATATCTCCAAGATGAATCACAGGATCATTCAGAGTTGATGCAGTAGAGTTAACAGTAGTTGTTGTACCATCTACTTGCAAACTACCTTTAACAACAACCAAACCATCACTACTTAATCCATCAGGATATGGGTCAATATAAAGAACACTACCACTATTAGTTGCTACTGTATTTGTAGAAATAGCAACGTTATCGATGGTCATTCCACCTGTTATACCTATTCCAGAATTAAACTGCCAAGGTACACCATTGACCATTATTTTATTCGCAGTCGAATCATAATGTACTGTTCCGTCTTTACCATCACCCCATGTCAATCTTTGATTATCTGGACTAATAACATGCCCATCTCCATTTGTTCTTAATATAATATCTTCATCAGAACTAGTTCCACCAGTACCATTTGACGAAATCGTATTGCCATCTATTGTTATTTTATCTACACTCCATTGATCAACTCGTGGAAGGTTATTGACAAGTCCTCCTCCACCTGGATTACCATTACTATCCCTATTCAAAATAGGAACGAATCCATTAGTTACAACAGAAGCATTGGCACCAGCAGCAACAACACCAGGAGCATTTGCTAATAGGTCTGTATAGTATTCACCACCTATTACTATTGGGTTATTACTAGAATTACCGATGAATAACCTTTCACCGTTATTTGCTTGAGTACCACCACCAAACGAAGCAGCAAGTTCACCATATAGCAGATTACCACTACCTGGTGCAGTTGCACTACTGGATCTTTTAATTCTTATTTTACTTGCCATGACTACCAGTTACCTCCGTTGATGTCCAAGTTTTGCGTTGCTCCTGGGGTAAGTTCTAAAGTTGCTACCCACTTTGATGTCGAAGAATTGTATACCAAAACCATTCCATTCTCTAATCCAGCTGAAATATCAACGTCACTTAAACCACCTAAAGTTCCTCCACCACCAGAAAATGATGATAAAACCTTAACCGCATTTTGAGAACCAACCCTTACTTTAATATCTGCCATAGATTTTAAATTGTAGTTGTAATGCCAGCAGTGACAAGAGCACTGCCTTCAACGACTCTAGTAATCATATTGGAACCGTCCTTTAGTAATACATCATAACCATACCTACCAGGTTTTAAAACCTTAGTTGTGGAGTTGGTCAGAGATAACTTAACCTGTCCTGCTGTTCTATTAGGAAAGGAAACTGCGAAAGTTGCAGCAACATTGGTAGAAGATGTATGCTTCTTCATCCTAGCTGCACCAGTATAACCTGTTAGGTTTAAAGGTGTATTAGCATTAGTTTCAAGGTTGAATGTCTGATTAAAATCAGCACCAACGTCAATTACGATATTACTAACATATGCTGCCATTATTAGGTCAAATAGAATCTATCGTAGATATTTATAATTCATTTATGCACAATACTTTTCAGAAGAGATTTTATTTCATCTAAATCATCTTTCATTGTATTTACATCCGACTTTAGAGTTTCAAACTCTATCTTTTCATTATACTTTGCTTCTGATAGTTTCATGAACTTATCAAATTCACTTCTATTAGTATTCACAATAGCATTAGATTCCGTATCTCTTATTAAAGAGATATCAGATTCTACCTTTAAATATCTTTCCATTATTGAATATCAAATGATCTTAATGCTATAGATCTAAAGTTCTTAAATCTTGGTGCTTGTGCTTGATTGGTGGAAGTCATAACAACTTTAATCATGAAAGCAGTAAATTGTGGAAGATTTTCTCCAGTATACTTATACTCACTATAAGTATTTGGCCTATTGTTAGCAACTACAATTTTATCAGAAGATCCATCGGAGTTAAATGGAATCCAATGTTGTTGGAAATCTTGACTATCATTTCTATAAAGTTTATAGAATACACGGAAGTCTGCACTTGGTTCCCTATGTCCATCAAATTGAACGTAGATTGAGTTTGATGGGAATTCTAATTCAATCTTTTTAGTCTCATATATTCCACTATTTGGATCTTGTCCAGGAATTTTAGGTCTATTATCTGTAGTATAGTCAGAAACCTTACTATCAACTAAATTACTCGTTACAATAATATTAGATCTACTTAGATCAATCATAGGAGAAACATTTTCATTATTAGTAGAAAGTGTTAATTCCAGAGCAAACGATTTTTCATTGTTAAGTAATTCATATTCATTAACTGCAGATGCAACGATTCTTGGATCACTCAAGTAATTTAGTTTATTAAGAGCAACAGACTCATATCCTCTATCAGTGAAAGAAGCTTCATTACCACTCATGCTAGTTCCAGAGGTAGTTTTTATTCTACCCTTAACATCAGTACCTGTTGGTGCAATTGCATTTATTCTTGGGTTTATTGCTTCAAATGGAACATTTTGAGAAATTCCTAAATTGGCACCTCCACCAATCTTTGTAGTTTCAAAGAATTTGGTAGAATCTCCAATTTCTACATGATAAGTATTAAATGTTTTTTCTTTATTTGATATATTATGTGTCTTATTGATCTTTCTTAAAGATATACCATTAAATTCATACTTATAAACACTATCATCTGCATTGTGATCTGTTCTTAAAGTATTATCAACAGATCTGTTAATAGTTGTCAATTCTCCTGTTGATGTATTTGCACCTTCATATGATATAATTTCTTTACCAATCAGAATGTGACCACTATTACCAGCACCAACTGGAGAACCTTCAAAAGTAGTTAATATTGACGCATCATTAACTTTAATAGTAGTAGTACTATCATCAATTTTATCTGACAACTGGAGTGATGTTTTTTCACCAATAAGTCCTTCAATCTTAACCATATTGGAACTTGAATGCATACCATGATTTCTATGGTTTATTTGCATAGTTAAACCATCTCTAACAGCATCAGTAGATGCTGCACTTACTTGACCACCAGCAATTACTGTTCCTACTGAAGATGAATTGTAGTGTGTTATTGCAACACCAGCCTTAATATCTTCATTAACGTCTTCAAGAACTAATCTATCTGTGTTTGTTACTGTTGTAACTACAGCACGTACCCCAGAACCAGTATCACCAATTTTATCAACTTCCAATAAATCACCAACAGCATATCCATTTCCACCAGTAGTTACATTAACTGAAGATACTGCTCCACTAGAAACTACAATTGTTGCCTGTGCATTTGCACCAATACCACTTAGAGTAGTAAATGTGACACCAGTATATGTTCCATTAACTAGACTTGATCCAGTATTTGCAACAGCAGTCAATTTGCCAGTTCCAGTGTCTATTGGACCACCAGACTTAAGTACATAACCTTTACTTGTTACACCACTATTTGTCTGTTCAACTTTAGTTCCTTGATCAAATACTCTTGTGGTACTTGTAATAGAAAGTGTTTTTTGCTTAGAATAAGCAACTATTGGATGATCTTTTCTAATTTTACCTAAAGGTAAATCATGATTATACAATACAACAGAAGCAGATTTTCCAGTTACAAATTTTGCTTTATTTAATTTAAACTTAAGATCTTCTTGTTGGCTTGCAGTCCAAAGTTGATTGTTTTGTGATTTAAATAGAGATCCAAGAGATGGTTGCTTATCATTCAATCTATCTGTTATTAGATCTGGTTCTCCCATTCTTGTAATAAATGTATTCCATCCAATAGTTGGTGAAATTATAGTTAGAGCATATCTACCATCTCCTCTCAAATAAACTGGTACAGAGAATGTAAATCCTGTTCCCACAGATCCATCAGTAGAAACATCAGCACTTCCTGGAGTAATTGTAGTTTCTCCAAAAGGAAGAATAGTCATAGATGGTCTACCACCCTCATCCAATTCTCTTATTTGAACAGTTACATTGCTATCATCCTTAGACTTGAAGTATAACTCTCCGCTAGTGATGTACATACCATCGGCATACTTGTCTCTAGGTACAATAAATGACTGTGCAAGAGGATCATACCAACCAGTATCATCAACACTTACTCTTTGCTCTATTCTATCTTCTACTAGATTTGTATCTATTCTTGTAACTGGTTGATCAGTTCCAAGTTGCATTCTTTCAACTTCAGGTGTCTTGATCGAAAGTGTCTGCTCTACACTATACTGTGCATAACCAGATGCAAGATATGTTGTTTGTGCAGAAGCTTCACCTGGATCTAATATTGCTGCATTAGTAGAACTAGTAGTAACTCTAATAGTACTCATTCCAGTAGTAAACTTAGGATTGCTTGCAATAGAAGGATCTGGAATGTGTAATGAGAATAATAAATTACCAAAATCATCACTCATTAAACTTAATGAATTTACTGTACATTCTGCTGTTCCATCACTATTAGCAAGACGCATACCTTCTACAACCCATCCAGTACGTTCAATTGTCCTTTGATCTGCAAGATCATAAGTATCAACGTTTATAACATTGCTAGTTGCTGAATATGCTGATGTTAATTCACTTTGAGTATATGGTTCTAATGCATATGTTTCTGTTGGAGCATTGTATGGTCCAAATCTATGGTTAACTTGTGCTGCTCTAAAATCAATTCTAGGAACACCAAGTTGAGTTATTTGTGGTCCAACATTAGTAATGGCATCTCCAGTTTCGAATGATCCTCTAACCATTGTTACTGGAATCAATTTAGGAACGCACCATTCACTAATATCAACGTTTTCCATGAAAACATAGTACTTAGTATTTGGTTTTAACCTTGTACCAACTACTTCAATATTTCTGGATCTACAATTATAAAGAATTTCAGTACCAGTAACTTTTGGTCCTAAACTTATATTTTCTGTCTGTACTCTTAGTTCAGCTCCAAATGTTCTTTCTGTTCCACCTGTTTCAAAGGTTTGTAAGAAATCATTAGCAATGGTCTCTGTTGTTGTAGTAATATCTCTTATACCATGTCCATGTAATCTTTCTGTCTCCGAATGAGTATTAATAACAGTACTATCAACTAAGTCTTCACTAATAAGTTCTGATTCACCCCAAGTAATTTCAGTAGAGTTAAAGACACCAGTAGACATACCACCATTCTCTCTATCCTCAACACCCATAATTTCAGCAATAGCATCAAATACACCATCACCCATTCTAATAGTTTCTGGTGGAGCAACTATTTCATCAATCCAGAAATCAGTTGCTGGAGTCAATTCAAGAGTTCCAGAATACACTACAACAGCAAATGGATTTAAATTCTCCACTCTTGTTGCTAATGGTTGATTAATAAACTCTACTTCATCATAGTTTAGAGTTAATCCTGCACCCTTTCTTACTATGTCTGTATTATCAAAATCAGTTACAAAACGATAATCAGTAGATTTTGGAGCAAGTTTTGATGATTTAGTTTCAAATATAAGAGAAACATTTCTCTCTGTAGTCCTTGGTCTACATTCACCTGTTTTTAAATCTATATCAAATTGAGACTCACCAGTCAAATTATGAGAAGCATGATTTCTAAAGTTATCCACAAAGAAACCAGATTTGAACTTATCTAACCCAGTATTTGGATCTTTTATTGCTAAGTTCTTAGTATCAGTCTCAAGAAGAGAAAGTGTAGTATAATTCTCAAGATTCTTAATTCTATGCTCAAGACCACCAATATCACTCATGGTGTATCTCTTATGAGGAATCATCTTCACAGAAACATTTTGTCCTGCATTCAATATGTAAGGATCCATTGTTATCAATGCAACCTCAAAACCTTCATCATTTCTAGTAGGTGCTTTAGGATTTGTAGAAGCCTCTCCTTTCTTCAATTCAAAGACACCATCTTTTGTCAAATATAATCTATCAACTCTTCCAAGATAATGACTATAATCTACAATAAAACTTTTATTATTTACTAGTGCTTCTGTCTTAGATCCTGTAAAATCTCTATTTGAGAAAGTAAATGGTGATGCATTTCCAACATAAGGAGATGATACTCTAGGTCTTAGATCAATGAAATCTGATGCTTTATTATCAATAACAAAAGGTATTTCTGTTGTATAGTTTAATGTGTCGTAACTACTTACAGTTTCAATACTACCAGTACTCTCATCTGTACTGTAATAGTCAAATATTACCCTAAGTCTTCTAGTTGGTTCGGGAGAATTCTTTTTCCTTACAAGTCTACCATAATCTACAAATTCTGCTCTATGACCTTTATCAACATCAAAATCACTCATAATATTTCTATCACCAGTTACTAGTAGACTAATATTACCAATAATAGAAGAAGATCTTAGAGTAATAAGTTCTTGAACTTCGAATCTTTTTTGATTTTCATATACAAATTCCAATTGATTTGAAGTAACAACTCTTACTACACGAGCAAGAGCTCCTGAAGTATTACCAATTATTTGTTCACCTATAGTTACATTATTACCAGTAAATACATCAGATTGTGAAGCAATACTTACGGTTAATGATGGAATAGTTGGATCACTTGTACTATTCGATTCAAATACACCAAGAACTCTATGTATATCTGGATAATTTAAGCAAATTTCTCTATCTTGTACTCTAGTTCCATATCCTTTTCTATCTGCAGCAGATATTACACCACCACTTGCATCACGGTTTAAACCATCATTGAATGTAAAACTTACACCTATACCAGAACCATCGTACTTAGATTTTCTTACAATAAGATCACTACATCTTACAATCTTCTTAGCTTTTGATTCTAACTTACTTCTTTTTAAAGTTGCTGTTAAAGTGTATATTTTACTTGCGGCTAGACCATTAATTGTTAAAGTTCTTAGACCAGCATCTTCCACAACTTGTACTTTCTGAAGATTGACTCTGGCACCATTACCAGTATTTCCATCAGTAGCACGATTTAAAATAAAATCATCAGATGTATATGGTTCAAAGAATAAATTGTCATCATTAAGATCTGCTAAGTTAAATACTACCTGTCCAGAACCATTAGTTTGTTTATCAAGTTGCTTCCTTAACACATAAGATGAATCTAATACATTCATTGACGATACGTACTTGTCAGCCATAGGAACCCTAAGACCAACCTTATCTGCATCATTTAGAGTTGAAATTGGAACTGACAATCCAGTTGGACTACCATTTGAAATTGTACCTTGACAAACTCCAGGAACAGTTGCAATAGCTTTTATTTGGAAACTTGTTCCACTAGTACCAATCTGTTGAACTTGGTTGAAGTGTGGATCACCTTGACCAGCATTAGCATATCTTAAGATATCACCAACTTTAACATATCCCCTAACATCAGGAACACTACCAGAAGTAACAGTAGAGAATCCAGTACCATTAGCACCAGAACTGTTACTAATACTAAACTCTGTACCTTCAGTAAATACATTTTTCTTACGATCTAAATCTAAATCAGCAGCAAAGGTATTAATACCAACAGTATTTTGAATTGCCTTGACATCTTCAAAACTATGATCTGTAGATACGCCAACATTTCTTCCAATATCAACACCATTAAGTAATAGTGGTTCATTTATGTGGAATTGTCCTCTAACATCTTGTAGAGTGAAATCTCTAGAACTAGAAGTAGTACTTACTACAAACCCTTCAGCACCACTATACTTTCCTTCAACATGATCATTTGCAGTAGCAGTTAATGCAAGTTCAACGTTTATTTTAGTATATAATTGGATATCATATAATCTAGCTTCATACTTAGTAGTCGTAAATCCAAGAGATGTGACATCTTTCTCCATCCAATCATAAACTCTTGCTTTACCAATAGTTTCAGCAGTAGTTTCCTTTATACCTGTAGATGCAAGTCTGCTGTCTAATAAATCAATAGAATATTGAGTTGAAGATGTAAATCCTATTTTTGGAGCTCCCTTTATATTATTGACACTTATAACATTACCAGTTCTAACTGGAACACTAACATTCTCTTTTAAATTTGTAGTTCTTGGTTTTACTACGTCAATTGCTGAAGTGAAATCTTTACTTACTCTATGTCCTCTGACATATGCTCTACCTGGAGACATCTGAAGACAATATATGTCATCAGAAGGAGTATTTCCATTCTGTGTTGTTTGATTTTCTAGATACAATCCTCTATTAGAAATTCTATCATTAAGGGATTCCCTTACATCAATAGAAAATGGTCTTACGTAGTAATCTCCAGATTCTTCATACGTTCTTCTTGCTAACGCATCAGCAAAGAAGTTAAATTCTGGAGTACCATCATGGAATTTTTCAAGAACACCGTCATTAACACGAATTAACTCAATAAAGTTCTTATCTTCTTCATCAGTTAATAATTTCTTAGTTAATTCCACATCAATGGAAAATCTATCAGCACCTGGTGCTGCTTCATTAGAAAATCCCTGTGCATTATCATATAAATCCGAATTTGTAGCAGAAGCAGAAATAATTTTTTCTGTTATAGCAAGTCCAATTTTATAACTTGGAGAATTACTGTATTGATCTAAAATTATAGTATCAGTTGGGACTTTTACAAAATATCCTCTAATAAAATAGATACCCTCTGTTATAGAAGCAGAGCATCCTGTTTTAGTTGCTCCAGTATCAATACATTTGGCAAAAGTACTATTTGCAGAAATCTTTGTATTAGCATATGGAACATCAGCAAGAGTAATTAAATTCTCTCCATCCTGAAATTCTCTAGTTTCTCCATCACTACCAGATCCTGTATACTTAACATATAGAGTATCAAAATTATCTTCAGATTCTACTTCTGTAATCCTATTAACTACTGTTGCGGTTACTCCAGTTATTTCTCCCTTTATCTTAATTTTATTATCAGATAATACTTTAGTATATGCATTAACAGGAATATTTAAAAACTTTGCATCAACTCTTACCCCAAAATACCTATTATCGTAAAGAGTACCACCAGGAATTACTGTGGATCCCTCCTTAAAGAAATATTGTCCAAACTTCTCTATTTGATTCTGAAGAATAGTTTGAAGCGTAGTTAATTCTCTTGCTTGGACAGGAAATCCAGGCTTAAATAAGACTTTATTATAGTTCTTACTTGCATCAAAATCGTCAAAATATGGCGAAATATTTAAATTAGTATTCTGTGTCATTTGTTAGAATTCTACTACGATTTTTAATTCTTCTTTTTGAGATGTGGATCTCGTGATTGGTGCTCTGTTATCAACATAGATTATTTCACCAGAATATTTTTGAATGTCAGGTGGAGCAATTCCATTGGTAAATTGTTGACCATATTGAACTACTTTTCCTGCTAATGTTTCAGATGATCCACTAAATGATGTATCTAAAGGTAATGTAGGTCCAGCAGATGGAACTATTGAAGTGTTGACACCAACAGCATTACTGAAAGGTAAAACCTTATAACCATAGGTAGCACTTGTTGAAAGTCCAGCTGGTTGAAAATATCTTAAGACATTAGTTACCCTACTGTATGCACCAACATATGCAACTGCCGTTGAACCTACTCCTACTGTTTGTGTTAATTTAGTGTTAACTGCATAATTGTCAGTTGAAGTTGTTGCTGGAGTAACTAATTTTAGTGCTCCAAGAGCAGTGGCATTTCCAGTATTTAGTCTCACTGTGTCACTACCATATATGGTAGGATTCTTTATAATCCCAACTCTAGCAAAGTTATTTCCAATTATATAATCAGGATCACTATCATACTTAGAATAAACCATTATTCTATGAGCACCCAACTCCCTATAAATGTCATCACCATGTCCTCCCTTTGGTGGGCATGGAATTTCAAATGTTGCTCCACTTCCACTAGTAACTTGTACTAGATCTCCTGAAGTATCAGAATTCAACCCTCTAACACCACTTTGAACCCGTATGAATGCCCTAGTGTATCCAGTTCCTGGAGATGTAATTTCAGCAGTGGAAATTTCCCCATTAGCAATAGTTACTGTTGCTTCTCCACCAGCACCATTACCATATACTGGAACTCTAAGTGTTGTTCCTTCACTAAATTGGAAATTGGTTCCTCTAGTAGAAATTACTATAGTTTGTAATGCTCCATCTACAGCAGCATTCTTTACTGTTATTGTATTAGCATCACCCCAGTTTTTTGGAAGAGGTATATAATCATCAGTAGCAAATTTTATAACATTAGCAGGAGAAATAGTAAACAAATACTTCCATAAGTAACCATCTTGTGCATTAACAGATGCAGCCTGAGGTATAGTTGAAACAAAATTTGGTTCTACTAAAGATTTTTTACCTTTTGGATTTTCTGGTTCTGCACCATTGTTTATACAAAGATAAACTTTATACTCAGAATTTACTACAACATATTTTCCTTCATATAGAGTTTTAGAGTTTAATTGAGATGTTGGATTATTAATATCATAATTATGCTTATACATGTCATAGGTAGTACCATTCTGCCAATCATATCTAGGAATAATTCTAGAAACGTCTTCAACACCAACCTTTTTCAAAAAGAGCATACTATCATGGTATGAATACTCCTGTTCAAATGAATCTTTCGGACTTGGAGGAATTGTATTCCAAGTATCCGTTCCATAGTTTTCGACCTCATTATAGAGTCCTTGCGGATTCGGATGAGCTAAAAATGTATAATAATAATTTGCAGTTGTACCTACCCCGACAAAACTTTGAACAAAAGTTTCAGCATTTGATATTCTAAACTGATCTGTGATTACAGCTGGCATTGCTATATGTTTTTGATTATTTATATATGATTTAGGATTTAATTATAATGTAGTTTTCAATGGTATAATTCTTGATACATATGCTGATGTCTCAATACCTGCCAAACCATTTTGATTAAAGAAATCAAATGCTTCAGATGATGTAGTTCTACTTACTTGAATTTTACCCCAAGTATATGATCCTGCATTACGATTAGTAGCACCAAGATATGGAGCAGGAAGTGCAGTTGTTGTAACCCCTGATACAGATGATACATTACATGTCACTTCAACAGTAGAAGATCCAACAGAAACTGCATATGCTTGATATACAGTGTTTATGCTACCAATTCCAACTGATACTGTGGTACTTGTATTTACCCCAAGAGAAGTTATACTTGTTGCAACATTGGGGAATACATCTTGAATTACAAAATAATCCCCAGTATCTATACCAGGTTTAGCATGGTCTGTTATACATTCAGGAGCAGGAGTTAATAGGAACTTAACTTGTTCTGCAACTATAGGACTTGATATTATGGCAGTAGTTATACCAATTACCTGACCATAATCACCAGAATAAGATACTCCTTTTATTTTCTCAACATTACCACTGTCAAAAGCAGTTGTTCCTAATCCAACAATTCTAATATTATTTAAATTAGTGGCAATATCATCATATTGACTAAATGTAGGATATACATTCTTCACATATATTTTAGTATCAGTAGCAGCAACAGAAGCAATAATATTAGTATTAGGCATTATTTGTGGTTCCAAATAATTTCTAGCCTTAGATATTACTTCACCATCAATATATGTGTCAGATTTTTGTTTTGTCCACACTACTGGTCTCTGAACATTATCAGTTCTAATACCAGAACCACTATATGTTTGAGTTTCAACTGTATCAGAAGCAAGTAATTCATAAATTATCCTCTGATCTTGTCCTACAATACTACCCCAATCCCAAGGTTGAATTTGCAGTCTATCACCTTCCTTGACTGTTTGATCTACGTCAACTTCAAAATAATCATCTCTAGATGCAACATATAAGTACATTCTAAACTTACTTCCTCTCTTAGGTGCTTCATTAAATGTTATTCTAGTACCTTTATTGAAACTATAATCAACTACTGGTTTTTGTAAAACATCATTAATAAAGATCATTAAATTATTGGCAAGAACTATTCCAGAACCCTCTTTAGCAATAATACTGAAATACTCTCTATTAGTTACTGTTCTTGTTATCAAGAATGATCTCCTGAATCCATTAAACAAGTAACTAAGATCATCCAATTCTAATAGTTTTCCAAAATTCCATCCAGAGAACTTGTCTTGATACCTGTTATTAACTGTAATTGTAAATGGTGTAGAAGTAACTCCAACCTTATAAGGCACAGGATCTAGTGATAAAACATCACCAGTACTATATCCATAACCAGGATTTGAAAGTTCAAAAGTAATAACACTTCCAGCAGTACCAACAGTAACATCCATAGATGCTCCAACTCCCAATCCACCTTTCAATGGCAATCCTCTCCAAGGTGATGGTGGGTCAATTTCCAAAATTGGTTGATATGTTGCTGTATATCCACTTCCAGGATTTGTTACTGTTATTCCAGTAATCTGTCCATTGTTTATTGATGCAGTAAATGAAGCTCCTATTCCTGCTCCTGTACCCACATTGACAGTAATTGTATTCCCATTTGCATTACTAATTGTTAGATCTTCCCCAGAAGCTGGATCAGTTGATCTAGGATATTTCTTCTCAGATACAAATCCATCTCTAGAACATGTAAATACTAATGTTTCATCAGTAATCCGAACAGTATTACTGGTTGTTAGAGTATGATCGGGAATTGTTAATACCAAATCACCTGTTGTGGACTCATAAGTTGCAAATGTAGGAGTAAGGGTTCCCGATGCTCCACCACCTGCAGTAAGACAATTTGGAGATGCACTAATAAAATTATGTGTAAAGTGATAATTAGTGATTGCAATACCGACTCTAGGTGCAATTAGGTAACCAGAACCACTATTTCCTATACTTACTTCTCTGATAGTTCCACCAGCACCCACAGAGGCGACACCAACAGCACCATAGGCAGATTGAATACCAACTCCAGGAAATACACTATACTCATTAATAATTCCACCTTTAGGAAGATCATTATTAGTTGCAATTCCAGTAAAATCAATAGAATTTCCATATCCTACTATTCTATAATCAGAATCTGATAGACTAGAACCACCTTCACCATAATGAAGATCTTGGAATATATTGTTAACCAAAACCATTCCATAATTTGTTTGAATACCTGATATTTCAGTTCCATCTTTAGTTAACCAGAATTTAGCAGTTTGACCATCAAAATCTTCAGAAACATCATCAAAAGTAGTATTATACTGATAATCTAATCTATAGAATGATCTTCCATCAAATGATGATCTAGTAGTATTTGAACTTATTCCTGTTGGTCCATATGGTGGAGTTGAGAAATGAATATTTCCATCTTTTATCCTATAATCACCTGTAAGATAGGTTAAACCTGCTCCAACAGTGTGTGCAACTGCTACAGTACCCATCACACCCCTATCAACGTTTAATGAGTTTGTAGACCCTACACCAACTGTATTCACTTTCATTATTTCTTGCTCAAGTCTCAATAAAGCACCACCCTCTACCTTAGATACATCTTGCAACCACAATGTAGTTGTTCCAACTCCAACAGCTTGTGATAATGAAATTCCAATAGCGACTTTACTAGTTAATGGACTTTGTATGATATTATCAATTGATATTACTGTCCTAGTAGTAGCAAGTTCTGAAGGTACAGAGAAAGTATGCGTATTTCCAGTACCAATACCAGTAATAGTAAGAGCAGTACCAGCATTTGCATTTGATAAGGAAGATGCCAATTTAAAGTCTTTTTGATCTAATACACCATCAGTTACAGATACAATTGCCCATACTTTATCTGGTAAGAATGTTGTAGTACCAGCACCTATAGTTGCTGTAGCAATTCCTATTCTAGTTCCACCATTTGAAGAATACTCTAATGGTTCTCCATTACTAAAACTATGTCCATTTATCGTAACAGTATTGGTATCTACACTGACACCTATACCAGGTTGAACTGTCTTATAAAATAATCTTTCAGTACTAGCAGCTGATGTTAATGTATCAGAATCACCAATAGTGTAAAGTGCAAAAGTTGTTAATCCAACAATTTGACCACCTTCTATGGGATTATTAATCGTGACATCAAATGAAGTCTCAGTAGTATTTCCAATTGCTAATACACCATTATTAAACTTACTATTTGAAGTGGATGCAGGATCTGTTGGACGAGGATAGGCATGATCAGTCATAAACCCATCTAAATCACATCTAAACACTAAAGAGTAATCTGCCATAGAAATGGTAGCACCAGCAACTAATTTATGTGCTGTGGTAGTAACAATAGTCAATACGCCAGTAGATGCATCGTAACTAGTTCCTTGTGTTGCAGTTAATTGACCACTTCCACCAGAAACTTTACTGATTTTATCAGCACCATCACTTCTTATGAACTTATGCTCACCAGTAAATGTTTTTGTTTGTCCACTAAATTGATCTCCAATATCCTTAAGTAAAAGAACTTTATTTGATCTAGATTCACTATAATCAGTAAGAACCTTAGAATCAAAGGTAATAATTTTAGTTAAGTTTGGATTAGGTGTATCATCAGATACAAAATCATAATAATATCTGTCATGAACTGAAGCTTCACTAATCATTTCAATATTCAATAGAACATCTCCACTTGCTGAACCAAATCCAACAGTAGTACCTAATCCATTAAGAACTTCATAGTCTGCAAATGGTTTATAACCAGATATATGCCCTAGACTTGTAATAGGTTCTTTCCATGTCTCGTAAGGAACCTCACCCTTAATTGCATAAGAGAATCTCTGATAATAATCATTATCATGTATTCTTTGACTATCAAAATTCAACTTACCTTTATTTGTTTCCCAATCAGTTGATTTAAGAGCAATACTATCTACAGATAGATTAAAATCATAATCATAGACAGTTTGAATGATAGATTTAGAATTATTCAAAGAACTAGTAATCTTTTGATCAGCTTCAAATCTTCCTCTATTACCTTTAATTTTCAATGTTTGTGCATCTGGATCCCAACCATCCTTTACAACATAACCATAAACACCATTATCTTGTGATATTTTTTCACCTTCAACAAACTCAACTTTCTTCAGATTTGGTTGAAATATTGCTAAATCATCAACTTTCACGATTCTACCAAAAGCATTATTAGTATCATAAGTTCCACCAGTACTTCCTATACCAGCAATTGAATACTTAATACTTTCCTGACCACCAGTTTCATCAACTTCTGTTATTGTGAAGTTTCTATTACCATAATCACTGGAATTATATCCATCCATATTATCAGTTATATTGATATTCTCAATATAAACTTCATCACCAACTTTAAATGGGAAAGTAGTAAATCCAGTAACTGGAGCTCTTAAAAATAGAGTATTAACAGCAAAATTAGAACTTGCACTTATAACTTTAACACCATTTGAATTGACAGTAGGTATCATCTGCAGATCTTTAGATAAACCACTATCATTTGCTAATATTTCAACTTCAGATACAGAATTACCCAATATTGAAGCAGAGCATATAATAGAAGGGTTTCCAATTGATGTCACTATTGGTGAAGATGTATAATTATTTCCACCTGTTATTATTCCAACAGAATCTAATGTATATACATTTTTCAACTTTAAAATAGTATATGCATCAGCTTTAGGTGCTAAAGTTTTATCACTCGAATATTCTAGACCCTGATTAACAACACCGATATTTAAAATCTCACCAATATCATCTCCTTTTTCTGAGAATATAACTTCAGATCCAGTTGTAGTTGCAACAGAAACAACTTTAGGTAAACTATACACTGGAAGACTATTAACAATTTTTAATGAGTGTATACCACCTCTAATATTAGTAGAATCGCTACTATAGATTGCAGTACTAAATCCAGAAGAAGTATATGAAGTTGTTTCTGCACTACCAACCAAACTTACAGTAAACGTAGTTCCTGCAACACCAGTAACCCTATGAGTTCCATTTAAATCAGATTCTACAACGTTTATTTTAGAATGATTTGGTACGTCAGTATCCACAGATGATGGATATGTACTAGTATAATTTGGTCCAGTACCTTCAAGTTTATAATAAAGAATTTGTGGGAAAGTTTCATCTACATCTATAGTAATTTTAGAAGATGGACTAGTATTACCAAATTCACTCGCACTTGGTTTTTTAATTAAATCGGACTCAAATCTAGATTCAAATTTTTCATCATAATAGAAATTAATATTAAAATCAGACATACTAGTATCTGAAACATCCAATTCTATCTTATTTCCTCTATAGAATTGTAAAGGTGGATGTACTCTAGCAAGTTCATGATTACCACTACCAGAATTAGTGAAGTAAATGTGATCATAAGGATCTTTATTAGTCGCATTATAATTACTTAAAGCTAATTTAATTTCACTATCAGATACCTTTATAACATGATAAATTGTATTTGTTTCTAATGGTGTTATTGGATTTGTAGCTTTATAGATTACTTGATCACCAGTACTATATCCATGATTTGTAAGGTTGATTAATGAATTTGTTGTACCTATTCCAACACCAACTAAGTTTGTAGTAAACCCAATATGATTGGTTACCAATTTATTGAAATTATCGTCAAACTTAAACGCATAATTTTGTGTTAAATTTGGGGTAATCTTAAAGGTAATATTGTCATTTAATGCTAACCCATGAGATCCAGTAAAAGTACTAACTGCAACAGTTGCTTGTACTCTCTTAGATTCTCCTGCAATATTATCTTCAATAGTTTCAAATCTATGATCATGTCCACTAGCAACTGTAAAGTATTTCATTACATTAGTGAACCCTATATTATCAGATGTTATTCCAACTCTAGTACCAGTCGTTATACCAATAAATTCATCATTAAATTTAATAGCATATATGGAACCAATACCAGCTAAATCAAGTTCTGGAGTCAAATCAGTATTATTTGCATATTTTATTGTGCTACCATAAGCAACATAAGACAATTCATCACCAGTTTTAAATTGATGTCCAGGAAGATAAATGGCACCTTGTGGTATGGATTTGTAAATTGTACTAATACCAGAATAACCAACAATGGTTGATTTTACTGTACTTCCTATACCAACTGCCAATTCACCGTCAAAATTGAATTTTCTACTAAATTGTAAGTTTTTATTTTTTACCTTTTTCTTGACTTTATATGTAAACTCATGAGGAACTTTTGAAACAGCAGTTCCAGTTGCTATACCAGATCCAGCTGCAACTGTTCCATTTTGTGTCCTTGCTATTCTAAATCTATTATTATAATGATCCTTTTGAAGGATACGCATTTGCTCATTACCAATTTTAATTATATCTCCAATATCAAATCTATCAGATATAGTAGATTCGGAAAGTTTTATAAAAGTTGTAAGTCCAGTATTTGCAGTATTAGCAAGTCCAACAGAAAGTGCAGTAGTAACTGTCTTAACACCAACAACTCTAGCACCTTCAATGTGACTGAATAGTGCTGAACTAATACCAGAAATTTGTACTATTTCACTATCAATATAATTATGTGGAACAGTACTGAATGCAGTCACTTGATCCTCAATAACTTGGAATTTTAAATTTTTAACAGCTGTTTCAGTTAAAGAAATTGTTTGAATATCTTTACCAGCGATTTCTTTAATTTTTCCGCTAACGGAAGATGAGTCAGAGAAAGATACAAGTTCACCAACTTTATACTTATCTCCTGCAACATCCATGCTAACAGTAGTAACACCAGCAGATCTTATTTCTTCTACTTCTAAAAGTGCTTTAGAACTTAACGGATCTATATGAAAACTATATCTTGTATTATCTACATTATAACCATAATTAGTAACATTCCTCTTATATTCACCAGTATTAATATAATCATCACTTTGATTTCTTAATAACTCATAATTAAACTCATCAGTATCATTATAATGTCTAAATGGTAAATATGGGAAAGTTGGAGTTGTTGTTGGAGTATCTTGTATTGATGCATAATATCCATAAGTTCCATTTGGGAAATCATCGCTTTCACCAGGAGTTAGATATTTTCCATTATATTCATCTAAATCTCCACTATCTTGATCATAGAAATAATCCTCAACAAAATAACCATTAACATATTGTGGTCTTAGATTAGAATCTGATACTGCATCTATAATATAACTAGATTGCATTTTCTTAACACCAACTCCTGGTGGTTTACCATAAGGACCAAAAATTGGATTTCCATCATAAGCCCAACCAATAATTGGAGAATGCTTCAAATCAGATATCTTTTCGGTCTTGTCAGAATTTAAATTATCATCCAAATCCATTCTAAGTTGTTTCTGAGGATAGAATGAGCAAATTTTATTTCCTTTTGCCTTTATAGTGGATCTTAATTGAACTGTATCTTGATACAATGCAGAACTCAATATATGAGAATATCTTTCTACACTATTAACACTCCACTTATGAATATCTGCTTTAAATAATGCTTCAGATCCTGCAGGAATAACTTCTACTGTTGTTTGTCCTTGAGTATAATTAACTCCACCATCAATAATATCAATAGAATCTATTTTACCGTTAACAACTGTTGCCTTTAATTTTGCAAATACTCCAGAACCAATAACCTTTAGAATTGGTGGAGTTGAATAATTTTTTCCAGGATCATTAATAACTGTAGCAACAACAACCCCATTAACATCAACAATACAACCAACCCTGGCATCTTGTCCAGTTTGTAAAGTAATATTTGGTTGCCTAATATGATTAATTATAGTAGAGCATCCATATCCTATTCCTCCACGTTTAATGAATATATTACTTACACTTCCTTCCAAATTGGCATATGCAGTAGCATTGAGATATGATGGAAGAACTGTACTTCCAATACCAACAGCACTTATACCCTCTATTGTTACTTTTACATCTGGATATGTAAATGTGTGAGTACCAACTCCGATACTATTCAAATCACTATAAATTCTATTATCAAAATTATGATTACTAATGGTAGTCGCAGTTCCAGCTTCACTTAACTTGAAATTATTCTTATCAACGACAGTTACTTTATAATATAATGCTGTTGATAACCCAGAAATTGCAGTTCCACTATGCGAATAAGTTACTACATCTCCATGACCAAAATTATGATTTCTTGCATATATGTAATTATTTTCTGTACTGATTCCTGTAAATGTAGTTAATATGCCAATTTGTGTAGTTGGAGCGTATCTATAAGAATCTATATCAACTCTATTATATGCAAAATTCTTACCAGGAGTTTCTACACTTATAGTATCAACAATACGTCTTTTCCTCTTTGCTGTTATTTTGTGTATTCCAGATCCATCTGTTGTAAATTGAATAGTATTGATACCAGCAACTGCTCTTTCTCTAGTTAATGCTAGAGAAAAACTAGTATTACTATTCTTAATTACGTAATAAGTTCCACCATTTGTTAATACACTAGTAGATAATCCTACATTAGTACTACCAACACCAACTGGAGCTCCATTGGGGTCTGCATTATAAACTACTGCTTCACCTTGCAAAAGTTTATGTTCTTTAGAAAGATTAAATTTACCATAATCACCAACAAGTAAATTTACATCAACAAAACTATCATTAAATGTCAATTTGTGTGTAATATACTTCATTTTTGCCTTACATTCGGCATTTGTTCCATTACCACCAGTTATTGTAACAGATGGAATACCTTGATAATCCCATCCAGAACTAGTCAAAACAACATCCGAAATATAACCATTTCCAAGATGAACAATTGATTCTATTCCACTACCAACACTGTCTGCAACAGAAACATTTGGTGGTTCTACAATATTATATTCTTTACCTGGACTAAAAACATTAATTTTATCAATTTGACCATAATAAACAGAATCCTTGGACAATGCAGAATGCAGTTCTAGTCCATTTACTGCTACTCCAACTGGACCAATAATATTTTTGCTATTTTTTGCATCTACAGGAACTTTTCTTATTCTTTTTAAATTATTTTGATTTTTTAGAGATCCACCAACATATAATGAATATGGAGTAATTTTATGCTCATCTATTCCAGTTCCAGTTGGGAATCCAACAGCTGGTGATACTGGAGTCTCATCCCATAAAGTATCATTAGTGAATATTGCTTGTCTTGTTAGTGAAAGTTTTATATGATCATCATCAACAACACCAATATAATAAATTCCTGTTTCTATTCCACTTCTATTCTCATTTGCACCAATTACTCCAGTGGATGCAGTTAATGGTTGATAATATACCTTTTCCCCTTGCAAAAATTCATGATTTGTAATTGTTATTCCAGCACCTACAAGACCAACATCATTTGAAGTGAATGTTTTTGATCTATCTGTAGTATTAAAGTCACCAGAAGGATATCCCGAAAAAGCAGCAATACAATTTTCTTCTTTATCTGAAAATGTGTTAGGAATATCAGATAATAGGTAGTCTAATCCAATAGATGGAGTTGTTTTTCTTAAATTATATCTAATTGTGTAATGTGTTCCAACAACTGGAACTCCATTTTTAAGTATTCCACCTGTTCCATTGCCATAATAACCAATATTATTGTCAGTAATAGAAGTTACCTTTACATTAGTGTCAAGAACCTTTCCACTAAACTTCTCAAATACGTCAATAGTAGCATCAGATAATTTCTTAACTGAATGCTTATCGATAGTCGTAATAATTTTATTAGCAGCATCAATACCAGAAATTGGGATTCCTCCAGGACCAATTTGTTCTATAACAACATCAAAATCTATAGCATTATTATAAATCCACTGATTAAATCTTACATCAGACTCATCAATTGTATCTCCAAGATATTTTACACCAATTTGATCCCCTGCAGAATAGAATTGCGTATCTTCAATTTCACTTTTAGGTGAATCTATAACAGATCCAACTACTCTCATCTGACAAACTTTTTCTAAATCATTATTTTCATAACCCCAAACGAATTGATCTCCAATTATTGGAGTATTTTTTCCTAAGCTTGTACTTGCAATTCCTACACAACCAAAGAATTGATTATAAGATTTTGAAGTATATTCTACTTTTTGATATGTCCCAAGTGAATTTGGGTACCAAAAGAACCCAGTATTACCAAATCCAACAGTAGAATCCACTGTTACTACAGATTCGGTAACTCCTTTTTCTAATACTTTTGTTCTATTATTAACTTCAAACTTATTTTTTACAGTATCTCTTGATAAAAATATCTTATGATATACCTTTGTTCCTAAAAATACTTCTTCAACATTAGATATTGCACCAGTTGCAGTTGGACTAGTAGAAAATCCAGTAGCACTACCCTGAAATAAATTATACAATTTCAGGTTCATTGGATTACCTGATAATGCTTCTACCATTATCTCATCACTAATTTGCCATTCAGCATCAGAAACAGATATAGTATTATTGAAAGGTTTGTCTATTACTACATCTTTAGCATATAAAACTTTAAATAAAAGATCAATAGAACTGTCAGTTCCTTTAGATGTATAGAAATCCTTTGCTCTGGTTAATATATTTTCAACAGAAAGACCTGGAGCAAAAGATCTTTTCTCTACTCCTGGAAGAAATTGTTCTTTAAATTTACTATAAAATTGCCCTATAAAGACAAATCCAAGATTTAATACTACAGTTCCAACACTATGTTCAGCTGACTCAGTTTCACTAAAAGTTAAAAACTCTGGATCTCCTTCTGTTTCAATAGCACTAATACCGCTAAATCCACGAGCACAACCAGTAAATGAAGTAGCAGTTTTACCAGTATATGTGATTATTTCATTATCAATCTTTAAAAGACCGTAAGTATTTGGAAAACCCTTGGTATGAGTGACGTTTATAGTACCGTCAAATGAAAGTACATCAGCAGTAAGAGCAACTACTTGTGGTGGGACAAGTGTTCCTGGTACAGGTATAGTTTGTGCTCTTACAGTTTCAATTTCTGATAATTTAGCAATATCCTTATATTCTGATAAATCATCAGCAATATTTGTTGTTCCATACTCACGCTCTTCAAAGATATAGTACTGTTCTAGAAATTCTTTGAATTTGGGATTATCTGCTTCAATAAAATCTGGTATTAAGCTACTCAGAATATTCGAGATTTTTACTTTAGTATTATCGAGCATGTCTTATCTTGTATATTTTGTAGTGCTGACAAAACTTGATGGAGGTACATATGTTACCCCAGACTTGTTGGAACCAGAAGTAATAATATCTTCTAACAATGTCAATTTACTGTTTGCTGTAGTATCTAGCACAATATAAAGGTTCTGTTTTGCAACAATGTCATTAGATTCTGGAATAACTTCAATTTCTATTCTACCTGTAAGTGATGTAGAGGAAATTGATATAGGATAGATTAATATTTCACCTTTTACATAATCTACACTACCTGCATTATTGTTAATATAATTGGGTTTTTCATCAACCATAGTAAAGAATTTTATTGTCCCAGTTGCTCCTGTTTCATCATCTGGGAAATCTGTTAGATAAACATCACCTTGTACTCCTTCAATTTTGAATGAAGAAGACCTAATATTAAATCCTTCTTGATCTGCATGGAATCTATTGCCATAGCATAACTCATAGTTAGCAAAAGCATTATATACAGGAACCATATTCCTTCTCATCTTAAGAACAGTAATGTTAGAAGTTACTGCACTACTGACTTTATCAATAATATTCAGTAATTTACTATACTTTAATCTTCCACCAAATTGATTGATATCACTAGATTTTGAATATTCTTGAATTGCACCCTTAATAGATGATGCCAATCCTTCAGAAGTTTGAGTTTGACCTGGATCATATGACACAGTTGAGTCATATTCAACATAAAGGTACTTTAGATCAACAAATTCTTGCTTAATTCCAGCAACAGTGTATTGCTTTAATCCAGCCTTGATGGACGTTTTTGATACATCCGATAAAAATTCACCATTTTTTGGTTTTATAGTAATATAAACCTTACCGTATTCTGGAGGATCAAGTTCTTCTCCACCATAGGCACTTACTGAGTCTATATTTCCAAATAAACTTGGAATTAAACTAATGTAATCATTTGCAGTGACTGCCCTCTGCTGCGACGCATAGACCCTTGGAGCAAGGTATTTGATGGAATCTAGGGATTCTATATCAGAACCATTTTCAGACGATTGTACAGTCGTTAAAAGGGATATGCCAGAGGTAATATCAACATCACCACCACCCAACTTATAAGTCAATTTACCAGAAAATACGAAATTAGCAGCTCCATCACCACCTTCTCCATTTGTCACAATGTAACTTGCCTTTATTGTACTACCGTGACCAGTAGGAACTGACTTAGTAGAACCTGCTTTTTTACCTAAAGTACCATCACCAAACAATAATTGGTACTTTTCATCATCAATTTCTTGTACTAAGAACAATCTAGAGTCCTTATCTACTTGGAAAATGTTCTCATACTTGCTATAAGTCTCTAAAATTCCATTAGCATTAAGTACTTCTACTCTAATTGTTGATGTATCGATATTAACATTAGGTAAAATGTACTTTGCATCTGTCTGTGACGAGTCTACAGTGAATTGTTTTGTAAGAAGAGTACCTTCAAATAGATCAATATTGTCAAAAGTTACTAAACCATTGATATCTGCATTGGCAGTAATGTCATCAGGTATTGAAAACATGTAGGAACCGTTCTGAACATTGCCTACTGCGACCAATCCTTTATGTAATTTGACTGTTTTTGCCTTTATTGCACTTACATCTACACTAAAACTTACCTTTGCAACCGAAGCTTTCTTCGATCTTGGTACATAACCTATATTTCTTGCCAAAGAAACGACATTTTCTCTTAAAGTAGCACTATCAATGAACGATTCATTGACTGCCATGTTGGTATTATAGGCAGTAATGTAGGAATTATATGCTAAAGTGTCAATTAATATGGAAAAATTAGATCCCTCAAAGTCAAAGTCAGTAAAAGTTGAGTTAGCTCTCAGATAATCTTTGATCTGAGTGCGTAAATCGTTAAAATCTAAGTTAGTAAACTGATTAAGTGCCATTATATTCTGCTAGGTTGTAAGAGAAACTCTATATTTTGTTCTGGAAAAGGTAATCCAACGATATTATAACGAATAGTAATGTATAATCCATTCTCATCTATATCATCTTCTATATTAACTTGCGTTAATTTGATTCTTGGTTCGAAGTTATTGAGTAGAGATCTAATTTCTTCTTCCAACGAGACACCAATATCTTCACCAACCAACTCAAATAGTGCATCTTCAATAGATGTACCTAGTAATTCGTTAAAAAACCTGTCTGTTAATCGAGTTCGGCATAAATTTATGACAGATTTCTTGATGGCATCTTCATTTCGAAGAGTAACAATGTCATTAGTAATAGGACTTCGTGTAAAAGATAGACTAATATCCTTAAATGCACGAGAAATTTGTACGGCCATCAAAAATTACTATACTTTACATATATCTATAATGGTTTTTCACTATTTTTGACATTTCTCCAGTCAACATTATCATATTCACCTTCATAATCATCTGGAATGTCGTGCATTACCTCTGTAAGCACCTTTTTTTCGGGTACTTTAGGTCTTTTATTGTCAAAATAGTATTCAGTCATGGGTATTCGACTAGGATTGTTAGTCATTTTTAGTTATTTTACCTACTATATTTAGATACGCACTAAAAAACCCCCTTTCGGGGGTCTTATCTTATCTTCCTTGTCCTCGGTACTTCTTTTTTGCTCCATTTCTAGAGGTTGCCGAGTACTTAGAGTG